AGCTTCTCCGCAGGTAGTCCGACCAGTGTTCCTTTTGCTGCCATCTGAAAGTAACCTTAGCAAGTTACTAAGGATTGTAAACCTTTAAATTATGCAGTTGCAAACAAACTGTGTTAATGTATAAAAAGATTATGTCCAATACAGCATTCAAGACATCATCAACTAATCAGATAACGAATCAACCCCCGGCTGAATCGGATATTATCTTGCGATCTGACGCATCTGCGGAGTCAACAACGGTCACTATTTATGGTGAGATTCCTGTTGAACCACCTACCGCCGCGACAACCGCCGAAGGTGAGTTTACTTGTTTTGGATCATCTGGAACTGACAGTTTAATAATTATAGGCGGGGAATCTATAACCGTCACTGAAGACGGGTCGGCTCCATGGGCTGCAAACACGATTAACATCAACACGACAACTCTTGGCGGCTCTGCTGATGGCCTCGAAATGGCTCTGGCTATCAAAGAGGTTATAAATAATATTCCGTCAACACAAATAGGCATCAGCTTTCATAGCTTCGTTTCTCTGGCTGGCGTATCGGCAACTTTATCGATAGACGTTGTAACCGCCATCGCCGCCATCGCTGGTGAGGCTGGGAATCTACCGACTACGGAAACGGGAGGGAATGGGTCGTGGGCTGCCGCAACACTCACGGGCGGCGCAGATGAAATCACAGAAGAGCCCTCAACGGAAGACATCGTTATTGACGGTGAAATAGAATCTGTATCTGTGGAATCATTCACAGCCATCAACCAAGCATCAGCCGGGACAACCCCATCAGGAAACATCACCGCGTTTTCAGCTGGAACCGCTGCCGAGGGTGACATCTCAGCCCTTACCAATCCGTCCGACGGCGCGATTCTCACAATCGGCCTCGAAGGAAACATACAAGCTTACAGATTCAAAAACACCACTGCCGCCGCGTATGACGTTAACATCGGCGCGAGCGCATCCGACACCATGCTTTCACTCAAGCGCGCCCTAAACGCTGATGGGACGCCTGGAGTCGATTACCACGCAGGGACGTTAATCAACCCACTACTATCCGGCACGGTCGCTACGGTGGTTATTACCGTGACTGATCGGCTCGACTGCAAACGACAACTTGCATGGACGTTCACGGAAGCCGCAACCGATTTTGCTCTTCGAATTCCAAGGGGCGGCGAAGATGGGACAATCCTTTTCTCACTGTCTCCAACGGTTGAAATCGCCGCTGACAATCTCACGTTCTCAACCGAGGATCATTCGACAGACACGCTTCCCGCTCTGAGGATTGCCGAGTCTGTGACCGTTTCCGTCGGTGGTGACATTGCAGCATATCGGATTTACAACGAGCTTGCGATCAAAGTCGTGTTCCAAACCTCCACCGATCAAATCAACTGGCTTGATACGGCGGAGGGTGAATTGACCCTTGGGGCTGATACGACAACCTTTACGAACTTTACCTTGCCGACTGAGTTCTTGCGATTCAAGGTTACTGAGAATCTAAGCGTGATTGACGGCGTGCTCGATGCGCGAGTTATTTATTAACACCCATAAAAATCCTCTAAGTCATCTGCCATTTTTCGCAAAGACTTAACGACAGAAGCCCCTCCCTCGCCATCTTCGTTAACCCCAGACGCTTGCGCCCATGAGTATAACTCCAGCCACGTAAATTTAAAATCCTCAGTCTCAAACTCTTTATCGTCTTTCTCATTATTATTCGCATAATCCGAATAATCCATTTCAACCATTGCGATTATGCCGTCCTTCTCGAAATGTATCCCGACTCCGCTGGCTCCGAATTCTATTTCTTTCTCGTATTTTATTTTTGTAGTCCTCATAATTTTTTCTTTTTAACGCTCGGGTCAAACCCCAACTCAACAATCATCTTCGACAGCCTCACGATCTCATCCGACGCGCAATCGTTTTCGCGTTGAAGGTCTTCGTTTTTCAGTTCCAAGGCTGATTTGGCGGGGTAGTTTTCGTCATCGTAACCACCTTCAAGTTCTTTCACCCTGCTTAATATCCGGTTAACCGCCGTTTTTAAATCGCAGGCGTCTGATGGAGATAGTAATGCTGCCGCTTCTTGCTGTTTCACATCCGCCCCTTTCCGCAAAATTCACAGCGATACGGGCGGAAGATGCTCAGACACCCCAGCAAGATCCACACGGGAAGCCAGCACCCAAACGTGAATAACGAAATGAAAAAATGGAGTATATGGTTAATCCCTTGCTTTGAGAAGGGGCGAGGTTGTTTGCACGTTTTGCAGTGTCGTCGTATTGTTTTCATAGTTTTGGTTTACTTGATTGCTTCGGGGTAAAGGTCTTTATCCCAATCACCCTTCACGGTGAAAATTTGAATTATGTATCCGTCTTCGGTTTCTTCGAATTTGCCGTTCGTCACTAGCTGCGATTCCCCTCCGACTATTATCGTTTTCCCCATCACTTTGAGGATGTCGAACGCGGTTAGCTGCTTCGGTTTAGGCTTAAATAGCCGTAGAATTCTTTTTATGGTTCTCACGGTTTAGGTTAGCGGTGGCGGCTTATTGATCTACTCCCGTTATTGGTCTTAGACTTTCTGGCGATTAAGTTGATTATCTGTATAATGATAAAAGCGATTGCAGCTATTACCCCGATTACTGAAACGATAGTAATGGGACCCCATAGCGGGGCTGTGATCCACCACCATGACCACGCGATGAATCCAGTGAGCTTTAATGCGATAAATACGATTGTGAGGAGTCCGAAAAATCCGATTCCTCCACTGCTTGATGATGATTTGTTACTCATGTTGGTTATTGGTTATATTTTTGAACGCATTGTTTCACTACCCCTCCTTGTTTGTCAAAGTCAACCTAGCGTTAAGGCATATTTGAATGATACTTAAATCGAAACGTAAGGAAGACACCCCTCTGGCAACCGTGTTTAAAGTCTCCGTTACCAATAGCTCGGACGTTTCCATCCTTCGCCACCTTGTCACGACTCTTAGAAGATTTTTGATGTATCTACTGATTGAACATCGGTGAACTAAAAAACCCACCTGATGAAAGTTATGTGACGAGCAGGCTTTCAGGTGGGTCTTAGGAGGATAAACCTCAGAAGTCGTATGTAATCGCTTGCTCGTCAAAGTAGCTTTCACTGGGATATTACAAGGGATTGTCATTGTGGCAAGTTTTTATTTGGGTTTTTCTTCACCATTCTCGCTTTCATCGGTCACTGACCATAGAATCTCACGGATTCGAGTATCCATTAAGGATGAAACAAGCGCCATCTGATCGCAATCCGTCATGTGATTGTCTGTCTTGTGTTTGTAGGTTCTGATTTTTCGCCCTGTTTTCTTCTCGATGGTAGTTACTTTGTACTCGGCTTGAATCTGCTTCCTGTAATCTTCCGAGACATCTTGCGGAACCGTCCACCGATAAGTTGACAAGCCATTTTTGAGCCTGTGCCACATATCTTTGATTGGATTCTGACACCAGAAAAAGTATCGAGCTTGCCGCCTGACACCTTGCTTACCAATTCCAACGTGTCCAATGTTGACGGATGAAAAAGGAAAGTTGCGCGTGATCCTTGTCGGCTTGTTTTGAACTAAAACCATCTCATGATGCGGGAAGGATCGCTTCTTAGTGTTGTCACCCCATAGCCCTTGCCAGCCATACCGGACGCATACAGCCTGCACAGCCGCCGTGTCAAAAGCGATGTCAACCATCGTCCTCGCGGGCTCTACACCGAGCTCTATACGCTTCTCTTCCATCTCTTCCCATGAGTCAATTTTGCCCTCGTCGATCAATCGGCATTCGTTTGGGCCGAACGCTCTGCAGACATACCATCTGTGCGCACCCTCGCCTTTACTCGCTTTTCCTGCTTGGTTATCGATGTCTAGGAATCTGGCTATCTCACCTTCGAACGGGTCGCCTTTGTTGTAATTGCCCTTGCTCCGGTCGAATGCCGCGTCTTGATCCGTATCCACTGGCTCATCATCCCACGCCATCGCCCTGCGCTTTTGAATGTAATCTTTCAGAGGTTCCATTGCCCCGCGCCGTGCTGCAATCGTGGCTTTGATCTTTTCCATGACGAGGTTTGCGAGATCGAAGTAATGAACGCTCACCGCCTCCAGGTGGAATGAACGATGATCGCCAGGTGCATTCTCATTGGTTTGGATGAATCTTCCGAGTATTGACTGATCTTTTCTCGACGCCTCATCTGTCGGCCAATCCTTATCGCAATGTTCGCAGTTGTATCGGACGGTCGGGAGTATCTTTGACCATATGTGATTTCCTTCATCGTCGCATGTATCTTTGTCGATCTGCGCTCTAAGTCTGTCCCGGTGGTCTGTCATGGTTTGGAACTGACCGCAAAATTTGCACGGGACTTGCCAAACCTCGCAACTCCCCGCGTTGAATGAATCGTCTGATTCGTCATCGATTACCGAGCCTGTTGACAACGTGAGGATAATCGGATCTTTCACCGCTTCGACACGTTTCTCGAAAGCTGTCATCATGCCGGGGCCATACAGGTGAGGCTCTTCCATCGTGAGGAATTTCACCCGCTTTGACTGCGCTGCTGACAGATTCGCCCCGACCGCGTAAAGGCTCATATGCGGAGCTGCTATTTTTGACCCTCGTTTTTTGTTCCGATCAACTGGCATCTTTTTAGCAAGGAATTGATTCGCCTCGATCATCGGGTAAATGCGATCTTCCATTGCATCTTTCGCGTCGTCGTCGGTCTGCCACACGTAGTAATACATTCCGGGATCTTCTGCCAGACAATGCGCAATCTGGATTTCACCGATCAGTGATTTCGCCGCCCCTGCTGGCATCCGAACATCTACGCGCCTCACCATCGGGTCAGACAACGCCCGCAATGGCTCGATTAGCCACGGGGATTCCGCTGCGATGTAAATCGGGTAGCGGACTGAATAGGGAATTTTTAGGTTCCCGTCCGCCCATTCTACGATGTCGCCCTCGAAGGGTGGTTGAACGATCTCAAAGAATAGAGCGCGTAGATATTCGGTGTCTGTCATTTCCCTATGAATCTCTCTGTAAGTATGGAGCATAAGAGCCCGCACGCGATACACGCCGCAACGTGGATACCGTCGAGAAGGTTGATTATTTCGGTTGCTTGTTCTGGTGTCATAATGATTATTTGATTTTAGCTTTAACCCTCGCAACGAAAACAGGATAGACAGCCTTGTCCATCAACCCCTTCGCCTCGTCTTCGATGATTGCCCATAGCCGAGTCCACTCTTCTTTGACTTGCTCGCGGGGGATGTATAATTCCTTCGTTACGTCGAGTTTGTGATTGTCTGACCGGATGGCAATATCCAACCTTCTCACTTGCCTGATTGATTTACGCCTTTCGACTTCTTCCCTTCCGGCTTTTTCTAGTGATAAACCACCTTCGCCTTCCTCCGCTTCTTCTGGTGGATTCTCACGCAACCACTCAACCAGGACATCCCTGTATATTTTAGATCCGCCAACGAACGCCCCGCACCCAAGGTTTTTTGCGCGCTTGATCTCATCCATTGGAAGTTCCCATGCCGCCGCCGCCGCCCGCATTGATCCGGCTACGCGTAGAACATCGTCAATCGGTTTAAACTGGCCTCCGCGTTTCTTTTTCGGGGCTGATTTCTTCGCTGCTGATTTCTTTTTTGGTATCATTATTTTTATTCGTGGGTGGGTTTTCTATAATTTGAAGATTGTCCCGTAGGAAATGTAGACACCGCGCACCAAACC